TAACACAGCAGGATATAATTGTTCTTATGTTGCAGTTAATCGTGTTCGTTCTTTTGATGAAATTCTTTATATTCTAATGTGTGGAACAGGTGTAGGTTTTAGTGTTGAACGACAATACACAGATAAACTTCCTACTATTGCTGAACAGTTTACAGAAAGTGATACTACTGTAGTTGTTCAAGATTCTAAGGCAGGTTGGGCGAAAGCATTCAAGGAAGTAATTTCGCTATTAATTGGTGGACAAATTCCTAAGTGGGATATGAGTAAGATTCGACCTTATGGTGCAAGATTAAAAGTATTTGGTGGTCGTGCAAGTGGCCCAAGACCTTTGGAAGATTTGTTTAAGTTCACAACAGAAACTTTTAAGAATGCCGCAGGTAGAAAACTTTCTTCTATTGAATGCCATGATATTGTCTGCAAAGTTGCAGAAGTAGTTGTGGTTGGTGGTGTTCGTCGTTCTGCACTTATTTCATTATCTAATCTTACAGATGAAAAAATGCGAGATGCAAAGACAGGTGCTTGGTGGGAAGCCAATCCACAACGAGCATTGGCAAACAATTCTGTAACATATAATGAGCGTCCTGATATTGGAACATTCATGGAAGAATGGGTTTCTCTTTATAAATCAAAGAGTGGTGAGCGTGGCATCTTTAATCGTGATGCTGCTCAAAAGCAAACAGCAAAACTTGGTGATCGTCGTGATGCTACATATCAGTTTGGTACTAATCCTTGCAGTGAAATTATTCTTCGTGATCGTCAATTCTGTAATCTTACAGAAGTTATTATACGATCCGATGATACTGTAGAATCATTGGCACGAAAGACTCGTCTTGCTGCCATTCTTGGAACCTTTCAAGCATCATTAACATATTTTCCATACTTGTCAAGTGATTTTACAAAAAATTGTGAAGAGGAAGCACTACTTGGAGTATCCCTCACAGGTATTTTAGATAATCATATTATGCGTAGTGAATCTCAAGATGATATTGCTATGGTACTTAAAGATCTAAAGGATATTGCAGTTAATACAAATGCTGAATGGGCAAAGAAACTAGGAATTAATCCTGCTGCTGCCGTTACTTGTGTAAAACCATCAGGAACAGTTTCACAATTAGTAGATGCGGCTAGTGGTATTCATGCTCGACATAGTGAATATTATATTCGCACAGTTCGTGCAGATTTAAAAGATCCTTTATGTCAAATGATGATTGAAAAAGGTTTTCCTGCAGAACCTGATGTTACAAAACCTGATCATGTTATGGTCTTTTCATTCCCGATGAAAGCTCCAGGATCAGTAACTAGAGATAGTATGACTGCTATTGAACAATTAGAAATGTGGTTAACATATCAACGACATTGGTGTGAGCATAAACCTTCAGTGACTGTTACAGTACGAGAAGAAGAATGGATGGAAGTTGGCGCTTGGGTATATAAGCATTTTGATGAGGTTAGTGGTATTTCTTTCCTTCCACACTCAAACCATTCTTATCGTCAAGCACCATATCAAGAATGCACAAAAGAAGAATATGAAACATTTGTTTTGAAAATGCCAAAGAATGTTGATTGGAGTGATCTTAAGAAATATGAAAAGGTCGATTCTACAACAGGAACTCAAACTCTTGCTTGCAGTGGTGATAAATGTGAACTGGTTGATTTAACAAATTCTTAAGGAGAATATTATGGAAACTTATATGCTTATTGGAGTATCTCTTGGTCTTGTATTTTTTGCTGGTTTGGCTATCCACTATCGTGGTGTTATAGCAAGACAGCATCACGATTCTGATATTGAAAATGTATATGATTATATTACACATATTAAAAAAGATATAAATGAAGAAATTCATACAGTTGAACGCAAATTTGATGAAAGACTCAGAATTCATTCAAATATTGTTAACAATTTAGTTCTAAAAACAGAACAAATTATTAATAGAGATACAGAACCCACTCTTTTTGACGAATTTCATAACAAAGTAGGTTGACAATACTTGACTTTTGTTGTATACTACTGACTAGGAGATACAAATGATCAAAACACTTTTAGGAATAGTTGCTGTTCTCGGTTTAACCTCTAATGTCATCGGCGGCGGTGTGATCGTCGTCGGTGGCGGGGGAGTCGTAGCAGCGGGTAATGGTGGGGTTTATGTGGGTAATGGTTATGGTGGTGCATGGGATGGGGGGTACTTCTATAATAACAACGGCGGCTACTACAGACCCTATGAGGGGGATGGAAGCAGTGCTAGAGAGGTTAGTGGAGTTCCTTTATACCCGACTTACTATGAGGGAATTGTTATAACTGAAAGTGTGAAAAATGTACAGAGACCTAATCAGGAAAAACGGAAATGTTCCTGTAAATGCTGCTCTGGAAAATAGACCCGTGTAATCGGGATGTATAAAAATCCAGTCCTTCGGGGCTGGATTTTTTTATTAAAATAATTAATATATTAAGTTATTATTTGTATAAATACTTGTAGAATGTTTAGACTCCCATTAGTTCTGGGTCTATGCCTCGCAATAACATCTTGCACAGTTGCACCCGCAACAGAGGAAATTCAAGAAAAAACCCCACCCTCTATACTGGACATACTGAACCCACCCAAAAAACAGGAATTCGATGGATTTACTGTTATCCATGAGGGTGACGAAGATCCCTATAGTTGTGTGGGTGAGTTATATGTCGGAGAAAAGTTTATAGGAAGCGGAACTCTTATAGCACCAAATGCAGTACTTACTGCGGGTCATTGTGCCGTAGATGATAAAGTAACAGGATTTAAAATTTGTGGCACAGAGTATCATGTTATAAAATCTATAGTACATCCAAAATATATAATCAAAGGTGAAATAGTATATGATATTGCTATACTTATATTACAATCCGAACCAAGTGTCAAACCAGCAAAGATGTCAACGGATATAACAGATTTAACAAGATTAGAAAGTCTTGTTACTGTTGGCTTTAGTCATGACGCTAAGAAGTTTAGTAACTATAGAACATTTTTCTATTACGGAACTTTGATAGAAGATCCATTGTATATGAAATTCTTACCACTCAAAGGAGCATTCATTTGGTTTGGAGATTCTGGTGGTGCTGTATTTGAAGATACTGGAAAACTTGCTGGAGTTATTGCTAGTTTTTCTATATGTGAAGATGGTGTATTTGAATGCTCTGCACTACGAGTAGATCTACAACAAAGTTGGATTGAAGAGGTGTTAGATGAAAATCAATAACATAAATCGTGTTATATTATCTGCGTGTGGATTTCTTATAGGAATTTTGCTTGCGCGCTCATTTGGATTTTGATAAATACTTGTATGTTAATAGCAGGAATAGATTACTCATTGTGTGGACCCGCAATTTGCGTATTTGATGGAAAAGAATTTTCCTATAAAAATTGCTCGTTCTATTATCTAACCGATACTAAAAAATACGCAGACACATATATGGGTAATATATTTGGTGAACGATTCATAGATTGGAACACCGAACAAGAAAGATATAGTTCAATAGCAGATTGGGCAACAGAGGTAATACTTGGTTGTGATCATGTTGCTCTTGAAGGATATGCTTATTCTGCTACTGGTAGAGTGTTTCAAATAGCAGAAAATACTGGTTTATTGAAATATAAGATTTATCAAACTGGTATCCCGATTACAATCATACCACCAACTGAAGTTAAGAAGTATGCTACTGGAAAAGGAAATGCTGATAAACAAATGATGTATGATTCATTTGTTCAAGATACAGGTATGGCTCTTAAAATAGCAATTACTCCTGATAAAAAAGAAATAACGAGTCCGATTTCAGATATCGTAGACTCGTATTTCATATGTAAAAAGATGTATGATAGTTTAGTTTATGTCTAAATTATTCAGTCGTATTAGCTTCTTTGCAACCTTTGACATATTTGTTCCAACCCCAAACTGCAATTAGGAACAAAACTGGTAAGTACCAAAGAATCCAACCCCAACCATTTCTACCATTAATGTTATCTGCACGAAGAGAAGCAGTAGTAGAAACATCAGGAACAATTACTGGCATTGTGTTACAAGCAGTAAATACACAAAAGATCATAAGAGCCAAAGTCACTTTAATTTTATTAGTAATTTTCATAATATCTCCTTAAGATTTATTTGATGCAGCGGCTGATCCAAAATAGAATCCGACGATTGAGAGTAGAATTTGTCTATTCTCAGAAGTAAACAAATAACCATTAATTTCTACAAAGAATTTACGAGTAGAAGATGGGATTAGACCAAAAAGACCCTCTGGAGTGGTAGCATCTACCTCAACAAAGGTTGGTGTTCCAAAAAACGGTAGAATAAATGGTGCTAGCAGAGTTGCAAATAGAACACCAAGCACGATAACCTGTCTCACAACCCTGCCAGAGTCGATTGAGACTCGTTCTACAGCTCTGTCTTGATTATCTGTGGTTTGTTTATTAGCAGACATCATTTGAGTGAATAGTTCCTTTTGATCTTGGCTTTTTTGTGCCATATATCTGAAAAGAAAACCTGTAAATCCACCACCTAAAAGTGATATAAGTTCTGTTGGTATCATATTTTCTTCTTTCTTGTTTGTAATCTTTTTATTGGTTTTTTAAACAATAAAGGATCAAATGAATCAATGCCTTGTCCCTGTACAGGAGAGTTTCCACCTACAGTTCCCAATCCAGTACCAGCACAACCCATAGCATCCTCTTCAATTGGAACCAATAAATCTTCCAACTGAGCTCTAATTTCTTCTGTTATTTGATTTTTATGTGTAATACCCAAGCATTCTAGATATACTCTTACTTCTTCCTTTATTCCACCTAACTGATGAGATAAAGCCATATTTCGTAATCTTGCATATATTGTAGTATCTGTTGTGGTAACATCAATTAAAGTCTTCAATAAATCAATCAATTGTTTTCTGATTTGAACATTTGCGCTTCTTTTAAAAGCATTTTTGATATTAAACATTAAAGCCTGCGCTTTAACAGAAGGCATACCAGTTAGTAATAGCAATGTAAAAAATCTAAGAGGATATTTAATCGCTCCGTGAATGTATTCAGTA